CTAGTTTTAATGCGGCTGCCGCAACAAAGGCTGCTCAGACTGTACCTGAAGGTGGATTTGTATTTTAATAAAAGGGGGATTAATCCTCCCCCTTTCTTTTAAAGAAAGGATATTATTATAATTATGGCAGATATTGATATTTTTAGTATCCAACCGCATCAGGTAAGCAGGAATTTGCGTGGATACTCAATCTTCTTTTATGGCTAGCCCAAATCTGGAAAAACGACAACAGCCTCAAAATTTGAAAAAAATCTTCTTTTGGCATTTGAAAAAGGTTATAATGCTATTCCAGGTGTTATGGCTCAGCCAATTAATAATTGGGCAGAATTTAGAAAAGTTTTGCGTCAGTTAAAAAATCCTAAAGCAAAAGAAATGTTCTACACAATCACTATTGATACTACAGATATTGCTTACGATTACTGTACGAAGTATATTTGTGATAACGCACTTCGTCCAGATGGCGGTTATGGGGTAGATAGTATTAGCGATATTCCGTTTGGAAAAGGATATGGGCTAGTATCAAAAGAATTTGATGAATGTCTTCGATCTATTGTAATGATGGATTATGGTCTTATTCTTATCTCACACGCCACAGATAAAGTTTTTAAAGATGAAGCAGGAAACGAATATAATAAAATTGTCCCTACTCTTGACAAGAGAGCAAACAATATCGTAGCTAGAATGGCAGATATTATTGGATATTCTAGAATTGTCACCGATAAAGATGGAAATAATTTAACTAAACTTTTTATGCGTGGCACACCAAGATATGAAGCAGGATCAAGATTTAAATATACTCCGGATTACATTGATTTTTCTTATGATAATTTGGTGACTGCAATTAGCGAAGCCATAGATAAACAAGCACAAGAAGATGGAAAAGAATTTTTCACAGATAAAAAGAATAATCTTTACAAAGACACAACAGAGGAACTTAACTTTGATAGTCTTATGGAAGGATGTAATAATTTAATTAAAACAATGATTGATAATAATTCTGATGAAGTCTTTAAAGAGTTTTATCAACCTCGTATTGTACAAATTACTGACCGTTATCTTGGTAGAGGCCAGAAAATGAGTCAATGTTCGCGAGAACAGGTTGAAGCTCTTTCCTTAATTTATGATGATCTTCTCTTACTTTCCAATGAGACAAAATCAGAATAATTATATTTTAAGAGACTTGTCAAAATTTAATTTTTTGACAAGTCTTATTTTTTTTGTTATAATATAATAAAGGAGGTATGTTTTTTGGCACATTATGTAAAATGTTTATATTGCGGCGAGCAGTTTAATAGAGATACTGAACCAACAAAACAAGTCTCCGCACGTAGATATGCTCATATGAAATGTTGGGAAGAACATCAAGCTAATATGTCTCAAGAGGAAAGAGATATTGAAGCTTTTTATGATTATACAAGAAAATTGTTCGGAGAAGATTATAATTATATTTTAACTAAAAAGCTTGCTGAAAGATATGTAAAAGAAAATAATTATACATATAGTGGTATGCTAAAAACATTAAAATGGTATTATGAAAAAGAAGGCAATTCTTTAGATAAAAGTAATGGAAGTATAGGTATTATTCCTTATATTTATAAGCAAGCATTAAATTATTATTATGCATTATATAAAGCACAATTAATAAATAAAGAAAAAGATATTTCTAATTTTACAGTACCAAAAGAAAGAATAATAAATATTGAATCACCGCGAGTGTACGTGCGGCCGCCGCATATGTGGTTAGAAGAGGAGGATAATGAATGAGTTCAAAGTATGTTGATGTATCTGCAAATATGCAGGTAATTGGAGATGTTTTTATTAATCCTTCTCTTTTGGATTTAGAAGATAAATATAAATTTAATGAAGCTGATTTTCCTCAAGAATTTCATCGAATTTTATTTGGCTCAATTTATAATTTACATCAACTTGGAGCAAAACAGATTTCAATTGAAGATATAGAAAAATATCTAGAGCAACGACCAAAAAAATATGCTATTTATAAATTAAATAAAGGTTCTGAATATTTAGAAAATATTAGAGAAATGTGTCAATTAGCTGCTTTTGATTATTATTATAACCGTATGAAGAAAATGACGCTTCTACGAATGTATAATAAAAATGTTGGAATGGATTTATCTTGGTTATATGACCCAGATAATATATTAGATATAAAGAAAAAAGAGGCTCAAGAAACTTGGTTTGATAATACTCCAATCAATGAAATTGCTAATGTTATCAATGATAAAATTGATGAAATTAAAGCTAAATACGTCGATAACTCAGAAGATGGGGTTATTCAAGCGGGCGATGGTGCATTGGCGCTTCTTGAAAGATTAAAAACAAATCCTGAAATTGGTTATCCTCTTTATGGAAGATTGATTAATGCAGTCCATCGAGGAGCGAGGCTCAAAAAATTCTACTTGCGGTCAGCCGCCACGGGGATTGGCAAAACACGTTCTATGATTGCAGATGCCTGTTCTATTGCTTGTAATAAAATTTATAATCTTGAAACAAAACAGTGGGAAGATAATGGGACTCGTGAGCCAACTCAATTCATTACAACAGAGCAGGAAGAAGATGAAATTCAAACCATGATGATTGCTTTTTTATCTGGGGTAGATGAAGATCATATCCTTGAGAACACATATGTCGGAGACGAGTGGGAGCGAGTAAGCGAGGCCGCCGCAATTCTTTCAAAAAGTCCTTTATATATTAAAAAATTACCAGATTTTTCACTTCAAGACATTGAAAATACAATTAAATTTGGTATTCGTCAATATGATACTAGATATATATTTATGGATTATATTCATTCAAGTATGAAAATTCTTAGTGAGATCAGTTCAAAAGCTGGAGTTAAAGGATTAAGAGAAGATAATATTCTTTTTATGATTAGCGTTAGATTAAAAGATTTATGTAATCAATATGGAGTATTTATTATGTCTGCAACTCAGCTTAATGCGGAATATCGTAGTGCTCAAATATATGATCAGAATCTTCTTCGTGGAGCAAAAGCTATTGCTGATAAAATTGACTGCGGTATGATTATGCTTCAAACCAGCCAAGATGATAGAGAATCTTTAAAAAATATTGTTAATTCTATGGGAATTGATATGCCTGATATAAAAATTTCTGTTTATAAAAATAGACGCGGCCGCTATAAAGATATTCTTCTTTGGTGTAAATCAAATAGAGGAATATGTCGTATTGATCCTATATTTGTAACTAATTATAATTATGAATTAATAGATATTGAAGATTTAAAAATTCATGTAACGCCTAAAATAGAAGCAAGTGCATTTTAAGGAGAAAAAATGGAAGAAACAAATATATATTGTCCAATATGTAAAAAACAAAAACCGCCTTCAAACTTCTATACTTTTAAAGACGGTAAAAAAGATTAGTATTGTAAAAATTGCAGATTGATTGGGTGCTCTGATAGTAGACCTTGGACCTATTTTCCAATAATGTAGTTATTTGATATTCCTTATATTGAATATATATGGTTCGATAATATGATGCGTGGAATGAAAATTGCTACAAATACGCATGTTTATAATAATGTATTTGGAAGATATTATTCAATAATGAGATTGCGTCATTGGCGACATTTTAATTTTCAAGATAGTTAGTATATTAATAAAAGTGAACGTTAGCTTCCTTTTTCTTATAGATCTAAACTTAGTGATATGAGACATTATTTTTTAGATAGAGATATTCCTCAAGAATATTACAATATTATAGGATTGAATAATGTATAAATATAATAAAGACACTCTTAAAGAAAATCTTACAATAGAAGAAGTATTTGATCTTGTAAGTGAATTAGGCGGTGAACCCATAATGGGAAATGGACTGTTTACCGCCCGTACAATCTGTCATGGCGGAGACAGTCATAAACTTTATTATTATTCTAATACACGCCTATTTCATTGTTATACTGGTTGTGGAGATGCTTCATTTGATATATATGAATTAGTTTTAAAAGTAAATAAAAATGCAGGTATTCAAAATTTTTCTTTATCTCGTGCTATTACTTTTGTAGCAAAATATTTTGGTTATACCGCAGAAACTTTTGATTTTGAAGATAATCAAGATACTAATGAAGATTGGAAACTCATTAATAATTTTAAAAGAAATAAAGAGAAAAGTCAGCCTCAAATCATAGAATTAAAAACCTATGATAATAAAGCTTTAAGATATTTGCCGCATCCGCACATTATTCCCTGGGAAAAAGAAAACATAGCATTTGATATAATGGAAGCTAGAGGAATTTGTTATAACCCAATTAGCGAAGGAATTGTAATTCCTCATTATGATATAAATGGCAATCTTATTGGTATTAGAGAAAGAACTTTAATAAAAGAAAATGAAGTTTATGGTAAATATCGTCCTGCCATAATTGGTGGAAAAATGTACAATCATCCGCTTGGCTTTTCACTTTATAATCTTAACAATAGTAAAAAAGCAATATCTCAATTTAAAAAAGTAATAGTATTTGAGGGCGAGAAGTCAACGCTATTGTACGCATCTTATTTTGGAGAAGAATCAGATATTAGTGTAGCATGTTGCGGCAGTAACTTAATTAACTATCAGGTTAAATTACTTTTATCTCTTGGCGTTAAAGAAATTATTATAGCTTTTGATAAACAGTTTCAAAAGATTGGTGATAAAGAATGGCAAAAATGGGTTATTAAATTAAAAACTTTATATAATAAATATGGAAGCTATATTAATATATCTTATCTTTTTGATAAGGAAAATATTTTAGGATATAAAGATTCGCCCATTGATTGCGGAAAAGAGAAATTTCTTCAATTATTTAAAAATAGAATAATACTAGAATAAGAAAGAATTGATTTGACAATTCTTTCTTTTTTTGTTATAATATATATAGAAATATTATAGTTAAAGGAAGAAAAATAATGAAATATCAATTAATTAATCAACCAAATAAAAATTTTTCTACAATTCAACAAATATTGTTTAATAGGGGAATTGCGGAAGAAGATATTTTACATTATATAAATTTATCTGATTAGGATATTAACTCTCCATTAGCTTTAGGAGAATAGAATTTAAAAAATGGATTGCGATTGTTATTTAATACTATATCAAAAAATAAAAACGCTATTATTATTGTGGATTGTGATACTGACGGATATACAGCCGCCGCACTCTTAATTAATTATTTATATAAAATATTCCCAACTTGGGTAGATAATCATTTAAAATGGATTATGCATGATGGAAAACAGCACGGGTTATCTGACTGTATAAATAAAATTTCAAATTATTATTCATTAGTTATGTTACCAGATTCAAGCAGTAATGATTATATTTATCATTAGAATTTATTTCATAAAGGAATTGGAGTTTTAGTATTAGATCACCATCTAGCTGATAAAATTAGTCCATATGCAGTAATTATTAACAATCAATTATCTAATTATCCAAATAAAGAATTATCAGGAGTCGGTGTTGTTTGGCAATTTTGTCGTTATATTGATTCAATATTAGATATTAATTATGCGGATGACTTTCTTGACTTGGTTGCACTTGGTCTCTGTGCAGATATGATGAGTCTTAGATCTTTTGAAACTCGTTATCTTATTACAAAAGGATTTAAAAAAGAAAATATTAAAAATCCATTTATTGACTATATGCTTGATAAAAACTCTTTTCCATTATCAAAAGCCGATTATGCATCGTCAAACTCTTAGACAGCATGTACTTCAATAGGTGCTGCATTTTTTATTGTTCCTTTTGTAAACGCCATTACACGTAGTGGAACAATAGAATAGAAAAATTTATTATTTAATTCAATGCTAAATCATAAAGCTTTTGAAGAAGTTATTTCAAACAAACGAGGACATAAATTAGGATAGAAAGAAAAATTAGTTTTACAAGCAATTAGGACAGTTACGAATGTTAAAAACAGACAAACAAGGGCGGAAGATGCTGGATTGACTATGTTAGAAAATATGATTGAAACCAATCATATGCTTGACCATAAAATTCTTTTATTTCTATTAGAGCCTAGTCAAATTCCCGCTGAAATTCGTGGCTTAATTGCAAATAAATTTATGGCAAAATATCAAAGACCATGTTGTTTATTAACACGAACCAACAGAAATGGAAAGGAAACTTATGAGGGTTCAATGCGTGGATACACTAAGACTGGTATCAACAGTTTTAAGGAAGTTCTTGAGCAATGCCCATAGGTGGTTTATGTACAAGGGCATTAGAACGCCGCGGGTTTAAGCATTCAAGGAAATTAGATTAATAATTTTCTTTCTCGAATAGATTATCTTCTAAAAGATGTTTCTGTTGAACCTATTTATAGAGTTGATTATGATTTTAAAGAAAGAGATAATAATAACCAAATAATCTTAGATATTGCAGAAATGAATGATTATTGGGGACAAGATATTGATAGAGCATATGTAAATATTAATTTTAAAATTACAAGTTCTAATTTTCAAATTATGAAAAGCAATACTTTAAAATTTAATCTTCCAAATGGATTATCTATTATTAAGTTTAGTGGAACTGAATAGGAAATTAACAAATTTACTACAACAGGATATTTAGAAGTAAATGCAATATGTAAATGTAATAAGAATTAGTGGAATGGACAAGTTTATCCACAGCTTATTATGTAGGATTATGAAATTATAGATTCATCAAAGTATTATTTTTAACAGCTTGGCACGCTGACACTCATTCATCAGAAAGGAAAAATGCGTTTGGATTTTTTTAATCGCATTTTTTCTTTTTTGATTTTTTTATAAAAATTTGATATAATATGTATAGAAAAATAAAAAGAGGTTTTTTATTATGAAATGTAATCAAAAAAATTGTCCATTTCAAGATTCTGTAAATTTTATATGTGGTTTTGAAAAACAAGAAAACTGTAAATTTGCAACTTTTAAAGATGATAACGCAAAACATTTAAAAGGATTTATATATGATTCTTTAGTATATAGATATATTCGAGCTAGAGAGCAAATGGCAGAATATGAATATACAAAAGACTCTAAAAATAAACACGAGATAAGTTATTATTATGAATTAGCTCATAGAGATATTTTAAAATTTTGCCAAATTTTAGATGAAGTGATTGGAGAGCATGAATAATGATATTAACAAAAAAACAAGAGGAAGGACTCCTTATTTCAATAGAAAGATATAATTCTAATTGTAAATATACTGTAATATCGGGCTATGCAGGTACAGGAAAGAGTACGCTAGTGCGTTTTATTATCGAAGCGTTGGATGTTGATGAAGATGATGTGTGTTATTGTGCGTTTACAGGCAAGGCCGCAGAAGTCCTTAGAAAAAAAGGAAATAAAAATACTTGCACATTACATAAACTTTTATATGAATCTATTCCTAAACCAACAGGAGGTTTTATAAGAAGAAGGAAAACTTCTATTGATTATAAAATTATAATAGTTGATGAAGTCAGTATGGCACCAAAAACTTTAATAGATTTATTGTTTACTCATAATGTTTATGTAATATGTCTAGGAGACCCTGGACAGCTTCCGCCAATAGACAAAGATGAAGATAATCATTTGTTAGACCACCCTCATATTTTTCTTGATGAGATTATGCGGCAAGCGCAAGAATCTGAAATTATTCAACTTACAATGAAAATTAGAAATGGTGAACCAATTAATTATTATAATGGAAAAGAAGTAAAAATTATTCCTTATTCTCAGCTTAATACTGGAGTTCTTCAGTGGGGAGACCAAATCCTAACTGCAACAAATGCTAAACGTCAGACTATTAACAATCAAATGAGACAATTATTAAATCATCCTAATTATCCTGTTGATGGAGATAAGATGATTTGTTTAAGAAATTATTGGGAAGATTTTAGCGTAAATGGGGATCCGCTTGTTAATGGCACTATTGGAATTCTCAAAAACAGTTTTCAAACATGGAGACAAATCCCCCCTATCGTTAAAAGCAATATTAAAAAATTTGATGTGTTAACTGGTGATTTAATAATTCCAGATACTAATGATATGTATGATTTAGTAGATATGGATCAAAAAATGATTTTAACAGGAAATAAATGCTGTGATTGGAAGCTGTCATACAGACTAGGGAAATTACGTCCAAAATACGGGGATATTGTCCCTAAGGAATTCGCTTATGCGTATGCAGTAACTGGACATAAGGCGCAAGGCAGCGAATGGCCTAATGTTGTTGTATTAGAAGAGAATTTTCCCTTTAATAAAGATGAACATATAAAATGGTTATATACATGTTGTACAAGAGCTAGTGAAAAATTGGTGCTGGTGAGGTAATAAATATGAATAGTATAATTACTTTTATAAATAAAATGAAAATTGTTTTTAATCTTTTACCTGATGTAGAAATTGACACATATAATGATATGTATAATAATGCTTCAACAGAAGAGTTTGTAACTTGGATTAATAAAAAATATGAAGAATACATGAATATTGCAGATAAAATTAGTAAAATTCCAAATTAAAATGAAAATATATACAAATAAAATTTGACAAAGAAAAAAATTTTTGTTATAATATAATTGTAGGAAATAAATATTATGAAAGAGAGGTATAGTCCATTGGGTAATTAAGTTTTTGTAACCAATTAACCGAGGATTAATATGGGAGGGTACTCCATTGTATAATTAACTTATTTAATATTTATTTTTTTATAGAGTCAAGTGGAGAAGTTCTTCACTTGACTTTTTTATTTTATTATGTTATAATATAAATATATAATATAAATGAAAGAGGTAGAGTGATGATAAAACGCTTTGAGCCGCACGCACACAGCGAATACTCAAATATTCGTTTACTTGATAGTATAATAAAAATTCCAGCACTCATTGATAGAGCGATAGAGATTGGTTTAAGCGGCGTAGCACTTACAGATCATGAATGCCTTTCAGGAGCGCCTCAAGCAAATTTCTATGCTCAAGAAATTTTAAAAACTCATCCAGATTTTAAGGTAGCATTAGGGAATGAGATATATTTAACTCCTGATAGAGAAATGGGGCAAAAATATTATCATTTTATTTTAATTGCAAAAAATAAAACTGGTTTTAGAGCGTTAAGAGAATTATCTTCAAGAGCATGGATGAATAGTTATTGGGATAGAGGTCTTGAAAGAGTTCCAACAACTTATGCAGATCTTGAAGAAATAGTTAATAAATATCCAAATAGTTTAATTGCAACAACCGCTTGTATTGGTGGACAAGTATCTTCACAGGTTTTAAATCTTATTAAAGCTGAAAAACATAATGATGCGGAGGGTGTTACAGAAGCACATAATGATATTGTAAAATTTATCTTATGGTGTAAAAAACTTTTTGGTGAAGATTTTTATATTGAGTGTGCGCCAGGTCAATCAGCAGAACAGATTGCAGTTAATAAACGTCTTAAATCTGTGGCTGCCGCATTTAATTGTAAAATGGTCTTAGGTTCAGATGCACATTATCTTAAAAAAGAAGATAGATATGTTCATAAAGCATATCTTAATTCAAAAGGCGGAGAACGCGAAGTTGATGCATTTTATGAATATGCATATCTTCAAGATGAAAATGATATAAAAGGAAATATTGCTCCATCTGAATTAGATTATGATGAATTAGTAAATAATTCATTTGAAATATATAATAAAATTGAAAATTATAGTATTGCTCATAAGCAAACTATTCCAAAAGTAAAGGTCAAAGATTATCCAAAAATTAAACAAATTACAAATCCTCAATATCAAACTTTAAATAGTCTTGGTAACTCAGATGATATTTATGATAGATATTGGGTGAATGAATGTCTTAATAAATTAACAGAATTATGTAAACAAAAAGATCTTTATCAAAACCCTTATTGGGATAGACTTGAAGAAGAAGCAGATATTAAAAAAACTATTAGTGAAAAACTTGAAACTAATATGTTTAGTTATCCGATAACCCTTCAACATTATGTTGATCTCTTTTGGGAGTGCGGCAGTACAGTTGGTGCAGGTAGAGGTTCATCCTGTTCTGGTTTAAATCATTATCTTTTAGGCATAACCCAGTTGGATCCAATTAAATGGGATCTTCCATTCTGGCGTTATCTTAATAAAGAGCGTGTTGAATTAGGTGATATTGATCTAGATTTATGTCCAAGTAAACGTCCACTAATTCTTCAAAAAATAAAGGAGGAACGAGGTGCAAACTTTTCAAGTGAAATTGATGAACTCTCAAGGAAAAATCTTGGATGCACTCTTATAGCTACCTTTGGAACAGAAGGAACAAAAAGTGCTGTTCTCACTGCTTGTCGAGGATACAGATCCGAAGATTTCCCAGACGGGATTGATGTAGACACAGGACAATATTTATCTTCATTAATTCCTAGTGAAAGAGGTTTTTTATGGCCTCTTAAAGATGTTGTCAATGGAAATAAAGATAAAGATAGAAAACCGATAATTCCGTTTATTACAGAGATAAATCAATATCCTGGGCTTTTGGATATTGCAATGGCGATAGAGGGGATAGTTAATAAACGTTCTAGTCATGCTTCAGGCGTAATTTTATTTGATGAGGATCCATATGAATTTGGATGTTTTATGAAAACTCCAAAAGGCGAAATTATAACTCAATGGGATCTTCATAAATGTGAAGCATGCGGAATGACAAAATATGACTTCTTAGTAACAGAAGTACAGGATAAAATCGCTGAAACGATTAGACTTCTTCAAAAATATAATAAAATTGATAGCAATTTAACATTAAGGGAAGTGTATGATAAATATCTTCATCCAGAAGTTCTTCCTTTAGATGATGAAATTATATGGAAAGCATTACAAAATAATAGTGTATTAAATATTTTTCAGTTTGATTCAGATGTTGGCTCTCAGGCTGCAAAAAAAATTAAACCAACGAATATTATGGAAATGGCGGATGCTAATGGGTCGACACATTGGCCCTTACACACTTTACCGTTTATCAGCGGGGTTGCTTAAATAAAGCAGCTAACGGGGAACCCTAAACCAATAAGGCATGGGAATCCCGTGGGAAATCAATATAAAAACTTTGGACAATGTCTTATAATTTATCTGCCAATTTTTTAAATAATAATAGAAAAAGGAGGCAGAAAAATGATTCATTATATTTATTGTTATACAAATAAAATAAATAATAAACAGTATATAGGTCAAACAAACAATCTTGAAAATAGAAAAAAACAACATATTCAAGATACAATTCATAAGCATAAGGGGCATGAAAATGCCTATAATCAACCCATTCATTGTGCTATGAGAAAATATGGGTTAGATAATTTTGAATTATCAATTTTAAAAATTATTGATACAGATGATTGGGATGAAGTTAATAAAATAGAATCAAATTTCATTAAAGAATATAACACTTTAGCTCCAAACGGATATAATTTACAAGCTCAAGGATGTGCAAATCCAGGATTGAATAAAAGTAAATTATCATTAGAAATAATTCAAAATATCATTCAAGATTTAAAAAATAATAGACCTATTATAGAAATTGCTAATCAATATCAAATTTCTCGATCTTATGTGTCTAATATAAATAATGGCAGATGTTTAAAACAATTAAATGAACATTATCCATTACAAAAAAATCGTATAACAAATGAAGAATATTTAGATATTATAGATATGATAAAAAATACTAAATATTCATTAAGAGAAATTGCCAGATATTTTAATAGAGATAGAACCACTATTTGTAAAATCAATGATGGTAAAACTCAAATTGTTCAAAGTCTTTATGATGGGAATTTTCCAATTAGAGAAAATGCTCATAAAGGATATATATTGAAACCTGTAGAGACTATCTCAGGTGAGACTGAGAGTAGAGTTATTATTGATACATAACTCAAAATGGTGTGCTTATATTAAATAATATAAGTAAAAGATAGTCCAGACCACAAACATAAAAAATGGCTATGAAAATAGTAGTGGTAAGTAATGCGTCTTATGACCGCAGAAAAAGGGCAGCAAACTCCAATGGAAAAATATATTGAATTTAAAAATAATATTGATCTTTGGTATCTTGAAATGTCAAGAGCAGGTTTAACAGTTAAAGAACAAAAGACTCTTGAGCCGTATTTTAAACAATCTTATGGAGTGCCGCCATCACAAGAACAATTAATGCGAATGTTGATGGATGAAAATATCTGTGGTTTTTCTCTTAAAGAAGCGAACGCTGCTCGTAAAATTGTTGGTAAAAAACAAATGGCAAAGATTCCAGAATTACATCAACAAGTATTAGATAGGGCAACAAGTCCTGCTTTAGGAAAATATGTTTGGGAATGTGGAATTGGACCTCAGATGGGATATTCATTTTCAATTATTCATGCTCTTGCTTATTCATTTATTGGAGTTCAGACTATATATCTTGCAACAAATTGGAATCCAATCTATTGGAATACAGCTTGTCTCATTGTTAACAGCGCATCTCTTGAAAATGAAGAAGATGATGATGACGATGGAAATACAAAAGATAAATCAACTGATTATTCAAAGTTAGCAAAAGCTATCGGAGATATAACATCAAGAGGAATTAAAGTATCATTAATTGATATTAATAAATCTGGTTTTAGTTTTGAGCCAGATGAATCAAATAATGAAATTTTGTTTGGATTAAAAGGTGTTAATAAAATTGGGGGGCCAGTTATTGACAAGATTATTAGCGGCCGCCCATACACAGGAATTATTGATTTTATGAATAGATGCCCATTAAATAAAACTCAAATGGTATCTTTAATTAAATCAGGTGCTTTTGATAAAATTGATAATGAATGGGCATCAGAAGTTTGCAAAGAAAATCCAAGATATGCAATTATGGCATATTATGTGTCATTAGCCTGTGAACCAAAAAAACGATTAACTTTACAGAATTTTAATGGGTTATTAAAAAGTAGATTAGTTCCAGAAAAATTAAATAAACAAAAACAAACATTTATATTTAATAAATTTCTTAAAGATAATAAAAAAGTTGGTAAATATTATGTATTTGATAAAGGCTCATTAGATTTTTATTCCAACTATTATGATTTAAATGAACTTGATGTTATTAATGGAATTACTTGTATTCTTCAAACTAAATGGGATAAAATCTATCAAAAAGAAATGGATGAAGCAAGAAATTGGTTAAAAGAAAATCAAGATGAAGTATTAAATCAATATAATAATTTGTTATTTAATGAGACATGGAATAAATATGCAGCCGGAAATATCTCCGCATGGGAAATGGAAAGTTTGTGCTTTTATTATCATGAACATGAATTAGCCAATATTGATAAATATAAATATGGTATTGTTAATTTTTCAACCTTATCATATGAACCTGAAGTAGATTATTTCTTCAAAAGAGCGGGCAGAGATATTCCAATCTTTAAATTATATAAAATTGCAGGGACTATTATTAGTAAAAATAATACTAAAGCATCCGTTACAATTTTAACAACAGATGGAGTTGTTAATGTAAAATTTACTAAAGAATATTATGCTATGTATAATAGACAAATTTCTGAGGTACAAGCAGATGGTAGTAAGAAAGTTCTTGAAAAAGGATGGTTTTCTCGTGGAACTAAGATTATGGTAACCGGCTATAGAAGAGAAGATACTTTTGTAGCAAAAACATATAAATCAACTGCCACTCATCAATTATATAAAATTATTGGTGTAAATAATTCAAACATAACATTAGAGCATGATAGAATATCCATATAAAAGGAGTAGCTTATGATAAAAGATTCTGGTGAAAGAACTGAATTTGAAACAGGAGCGGTTCGAGATATGCATGAGGGAAAGGGAGATATGCTCTCCCTTCCAATGTCCGCCTTACTAAGACTTTCTCTCTTGTATGAAGAAGGCGCTAAAAAATATGGACGATTTAATTATTTAAAAGGAATTCCACTTTCTTCTTTTCTCGATTCAGCTGAAAGACATTTAGCTAAGTATATTGCGGGCTGGGATGATGAAGACCACCTAGCAGCCGCCGCATTTAACATTTTAGGTGCGTTACAAATGGAAGAAGAGCATCCTGAAATGTGCGATTTAAAAACAAGAGAAAATAAAAAACAATTTCATTATCTTGGTCAAAAATAAATAATTATATTACACAATTTTTAAATAATAAAGACAATTTTAAATTGTTTTAAAAAAATGAGGAGGTTCTTTAATGATTACATTGTATTCAACACATTGTCCAAAATGTAATGTTTTAAAACAAAAGCTTGAAAATCTAAATATTGATTTTAGTATATCTTTTGATATTAATGAATTGATTGATTTAGGTTTTATGGAGGCTCCAATTTTAAAAGTTAATGATAAATATCTTAAATTTCCTGAAGCTATAAAATGGATTAAGGAGCAAGAGACAAAGTGAATATTTCAATTAAATTAAATAAAAATTTTACAACTGCATATAATAGATTGCAGGCAGAATATGGTACTGAAATAGCAAAAATTAATGGTTTTGCTGATGAACAATTATCTTACAATGATTTCATTAGTAATTTTATTCAAGAGGATACTGTTGCAGATGCCAGTATTGATGGTAATTCAAATGTATCTCATAAAGACATCGTAACTTTGTTAAATGAAATGCCTAAATCACATAGAAAATTATTAGCATTTAATAAAATTCACTATGAAATGCAAAAAAAATATGGTTTTAAAATCGCTAATGAATGGTTAAAACTAGAATGGGTTGGTGCATTATATATGCATGATTCTGACACTTCTACTTTTAAAAGCTATTGTTTTGCTTATGATTTGAAAGAAGTCGCGGAAGAAGGACTTTTCTTTTTAGGGAAAAATTTTAATGCCAAACCGCCGCAACATTTAGGCACCTTTGTAGATTTTGTAAAAGAATTTATTTCATATAACAGTAATAGAACATCCGGGGCGGTCGGTCTTCCAAATCTAATTCCATATATGTTTTATTTCTGGAAAAAAGATATTAATAATAAATATTGGGAAGGTGATCCTAAAAAATATGCTATTCAAAATTTCCAAAGATTTATCTATGCCGTAAATCAACCTTATGTTAGAGACGGTTCTCAATCTGCTTTTACTAATACATCCGTATTCGATAGACCTTATTTTGAAGCGTTGTTTGGTGGAAGCACTTTCCCTAATGGTGAATTCATGATTGATTATGAAGATGAAATTATTGAATTCCAAAAACTTTATATGGAAACGATGTCAAATATTAGATCTGAAAACATGATGACTTTTCCAGTTAGTACAATTTCATTATTATATCAAAACAATAATTTTGTAGATAAAGAATTTGCAGAATGGGCTATTAAACATAACATGAAATGGAGCGATAGCAATTTATTTGTAGATGATAGTGTAAATAGTCTATCTAATTGCTGTAGATTAAAAAGTAATGTAAGAGACTTAGGTTACTTTAACTCCATTGGCGGAACTGCGCTAAAGGTAGGTTCTGTTAAAGTTAATACAATAAACCTTGCTCGATTAGCTCTTGATACGAACTCAGAAGAAGAATATTTAAAAGAATTAGAAAAAAGAACTCTTATTTGTTTACAATCTTTAGACTGTGTGAGACATATTATTCAAAGAAATGTTGAAAAAGGATTGCTACCAAATTTCAATTATAAATTAATTGATTTTGAACATTTATATAACACAGTAGGTTTCTTAGGAATTTATGAAACCATGAAAAAGTTTGGTTATACTAAACAAGATGAATTTGGAAATGTTTTTTATACAGAAAAAGCTTCTGAATTTGGAGAAAAGATATTTAATGTAATTCATTCTGTGGCAGACAAATTTATTGAAAAAAATAATCTTAATTATAAAATCAATACCGAACAAATTCCTGGAGAAACTGCCGCAGATAAATTAATGAAAAAAGATAAATTTTTCTATCCAGAAGCAAATATATATGATTTACCGCTTTATGGAAATCAGTTTATTCCTCTTGGGATAAAAACAACTTTACAAGAGAGAATTAGAATCCAAGCTTTATTTGATCGTTATTGTAACGGTGGATCAATTTTACATGCAAACATAGATGCTCCATTTGATAGCTTTGACAAAGCTTGGAATATGGTAAAATATATTGCAGACCAAGGGGTTACTTATTTTGCATTTAACACAAAAATCCAAGCTTGTGAAGATAACCATGCTTTTTATGGAACAACCTGTCCAATATGCGGTAAACCAATAGCAACAGAATACACTAGAATTGTAGGTTTTTATACTCCAATAAAAACCTGGTCAGCTCATAGAAAATCAGAATATAATATGAGAAGATGGGAAAAGGTAAATGATAATTAAAGGATTAATTGATGAGGATTTTGTAAACTATAAAAAACCTGCTATGGTAATTGAATTTCCCTATTGCACTTTTAAATGTGATAAAGAGTGCGGAAAGCCAATATGCCAAAATAGTTCTTTAGTTAATGAACCTAATATTGATATTTCTTGTGAAAATATTATTCTTCGATATATAAATAATCCAATAACAAAAGCGATAGTTTTTCAAGGATTAGAGCCTTTTGATTCTTTTGGAGAAATGAACAATTTTCTTTTTTGGTTCCAGCATCAATTTCATAATCAAGATGATATAGTAATTTACACTGGATATAATGAAGATGAAATCTCTCAAGAAATAAATATGTTAAAAGAAATATTTTCAAATATTATAATTAAATTTGGAAGATATATACCTAATCAAAAATCTCATTATGATAAAATATTAGGTGTAAAATTAGCATCAGATAATCAATATGCTAAAAAAATTTGTTAAAAGGAAAAGTGATTATGACTAATAAACATGATGTTTCATTAGGGACATTATATGATTTTAATAAACAAATAATTTTAAAGCAAGGAAAACTTAGTAAATCTAAAATAGAAGCAATTAAGCCTGAACTAGAAGAGTGGTTTAATTGGCAACTAGATGGCTATGCGATGTTGCTTTGCCGCGAAAGATATGATTTTACAGTTTTTCATTTATATGAAAAAATGAATCCTAATCCTCCAAAAATTGCCGCCCAAGAGCTTATTGAGGTGCTTCAAAATCGAGGAAAAATCCTATCTATCGAAAAGGATTCCAATACTATAAATAATGCTTGGGAAATTTGGCTAAATATTGATGGAGAAGCTTTTGCTTATTATCTATTTAGTTGTGATGATTGGGTTATTCAATGTTGATTAAAGGAGGATTATATGAAAAAAATTATTGGAATTATTCATCCTTTTGATCGTCAACAAATGTTTTATGTCTATTAGGATGGAAATAAACTTGAAATTGTTCAAACAGAAATGGAAAATATTCCAGACACAATATTTAATTTATCTAAAACATATGATGTTTATTAGGTGAATTTATCTGGAGCAAAACATTTTATAAAAGGAATTGTTAAACAAATTCAAGAGAAAGAAATTACTAAATATAATGAAAATAAATTAACTATTAAATATATTTAAAATAGATAAGGAGATAAAGGAGATGTCAAAATATTTAGTTAGCACAGTAGAAACTTACAGAGTTGATACAGAAGCGGAAGCTACAAAAGCAATTGAGGAAGCAAAAAATGATAACTCATATGTTCTTGGAAAATACACCAGTGAACATAAAACCCGTAAATCAAAAGGCGAAGTAATTGATGAATATTGGAAACTTTCTTTAACAAAAATATTTAATGATATTAAAGAAGCTGATGCTATTGTAGAAGTTAATTATGAGGTAGAATAATAAAAATTGGGTTGTGTATGCCCACAAAAATAAAATAAATAAAAAAATATATATTGGAATTACTGGACAAAAGCCAGAGCGTCGATGGCGAAATGGATAGGGATATAAAACTTCTACATATTTTTATAATGCTATTCAAAAATATGGTTGGAATAATTTTGAACATATAATTTTATAGTTTAATTTAACTCAGTAGGAAGCAGAACAAAAAGAAAAATATTATATTCAAAAATACAATACTTTAAATGATACTTATGGATATAATATAAAAAAAGGAGGAAAATTAAACCAAGGATTATCTGAACAAGGAAGAAAAAAAATTTCTTAGTCCTCAAAAAAGAATTGGCAAAATCCAGAATTTAAACAACAGCAAAGTTAGAAAGCTAAAAAACAATGGGAAAATCCAGAATTTAAACAATAGCAAAGTTAGAAAGCTAAAAAACAATGGCAAGATATATCATTTAAAGAAAAACAATATAATCAAAAAACAAGTAAAAAAGTACAATGCATTGAAACTGGAGATATTTTCCCTAGTCAATCTCGTGCTGCAGCATGGTGCGGATTAAAATGTGGAACTTCTATTGCTAGAAATGCAAATGGTAAAACTTCTTATGCTGGAACATTAAATGGAAAACAATTACATTGGAGATTTATATGAATATAAAAATAAAAAAATTAAATAATTTAGCAAAAATGCCTTCAAGAGGTTCTTCAGGTGCGGCTGGGTACGATCTTTATGCTGCAACTGATTAGATTATTGATATTGCGCCTCATTCTACTGTGAAAGTTGGAACAGGACTGGCTTTTGAACTCCCAGAAGGCACATTTGCCGCAATCTTTGCGCGATCTGGCCTTGCAACAAAAAAGGGGCTACGTCCCGCAAATTGCATTGGTATCTGTGATTCAGATTATCGAGGTGAATATATTGTTGCACTTCATAACGACACAGATGAAATACAAAGCATTGAACCAGGTGAAAGAATCGCTCAAGTTATTCTTCTACCTTATATTGAAATGAATTTTAGTTTGGTAAAAGAACTTTCTGATACGGCTCGCGGAGATGGAGGATTCGGCAGCTCTGGTAAGTTTTAAATCTTTTATAAAGGAGAAAAATTATGAAGGGTATTAA